GGACGGTTGACCGCTCTCACGACTGGGGTGAGTCGAAACCATTCGCAAACTTGTGGTGGGCGCAGTCTGATGGCACCGAAGCAACGCTTCCAGATGGCCGTAAGTTCTGCCCGCCTACCGGTTCATTGATTCTGATTGGTGAGTGGTACGGCTGCCCACCTGATGAGCTGAACAAAGGCCTGAACATGTCATCCACCAACGTTGCTAAAGGCGTGGCGTGGGTGGATAAGCGCCTGATGGGTGAAGAGGTCGACGAGCCAGAAGAAACGCAGGGTAAAGGGCAGATGCACATCGTGCCTGGAATATGCAGCAACGTCATCCCCGGGCCTGCTGATGGTGCGATATTCAACACCGGTGACAACGAGCTATCCATTGCTCAGAAGATGGAAGCGCAGGGTGTTACGTGGCTACCGGCTGATAAGAAGCCCGGCTCACGTATCAATGGCGCGTCTTTATTCGCTGACATGCTCGAAGCCGTGATTGAAGGCAAGAAAACTGAATCAGGCATGCCTGAAAAGCCAGCGTTCTACGTCATGGAGCACTGCCGGGGCTGGATAAGCCGCATACCGGTACTGGTTCGCGATGACAAGAAGCCTGATGACGTAGACACCACGCAGGAAGATCACGACTTCGATGCAACACGATATCGCGTACTGCACTCGCCGAAGAAAGTCGGCGCAATCTTCTTCTAAGGAGCTCATCAGTGAGTGAACAAAATAGCGAGGTTCAATTCCTCGTCAATGCCCTCGCTGATCAAATCGCGGTGGGTCGCCAGCGCATGCTGTACGCAGGTCAGCCAGGTAACACGAAGCGCACACAGTTGTGGGATGAATTCGGCTATCCAAATAGCCTGGAGTTCGATCGCTACTACCGCGTGTATGAGCGTAATGCTGTTGCGTTTGCCGCTGTGCATAAGCTTCTCGATTCGTGCTGGGTAGATAACCCGACGATTATCGATGGCGATGATGCTAAGGAGTCCACTCAAACCACTCCTTGGGAAAAATCAGTCACCAAGCTGATGAAGAAATATTGGGCAAAAATTAAGGATGCAGACCGCAGGAATTTGGTTGGACGCTATTCAGCGCTTCTGATTCAGTTCCGTGATGGCAGGGAATGGAATGAGCCGGTGAACAGGGTGGTAGTAAAAACCCTGAAAGAGAGAGCCATTGTTAAACTCATTCCTGCATGGGAGTCGCAGATCAAACCGGGTAACTTCGACACCGACACTCTCTCTGAAACATACGGACAGCCAGTCTCGTACAACTTCAACGAACAGCCGGTTGGTGATGATGGTACGTATGGCCCGGTGCGCAGTGTTACCGTGCATCCAGAGCGAATAATCATCCTGTGCGAAGGTTCAGAAGACGAAAACATGCTGTCAGGTGTTCCATTCCTGCGCGCTGGCTATAACAAGCTTCTCGATCTTGAAAAGATTTCCGGTGGTAGTGCCGAAGGGTTTCTGAAGAACGCCAGTCGTCAGCTTGGCATCGCCTTCGACAAAGAGACCGACATGGCCTCTCTTAAAAAGTCGGCTACTGACGCAGGATTTAAAGACCTTGGCGAGGCGCTCAACGACAAAGTCTCTAAGATGAACCGTGGGACTGATACTGCACTGGTGATGCAAGCCGGTACGCCTTCAGTGCTATCAGTCGCGCCAGCAGATCCGAAGCCTTCATGGGAAGTTACCGCTAACGAATTCTCTGCCTCAATCCAAAGCCCTTTCACGATGCAGTTTGGTCAGCAGACGGGCCGCCTTGCTTCAGATGAAGATAAGACGGAGTGGGCAAAGCGATGTAATGGTCGTCGATGGGGGTTCCAGTCAACAGTAGTAGTGAACGTGCTTGAGCGCTTCTGGACTGTTGGTGTTATTGACCCTCCTCCTTCCGGAGAGGTCACACTGGCATGGTCAGATCTTCTCGCTCCGAGTGAGAAAGATAAGATTGCCAATATGCAGGCCATGGCAGATGTCGCGCAGAAAACTCAGCAGGCCTATGGAACCCCAGCTGTTGATGCTAATGAGATTCGAGCAGTTGGTGAGCTTGAGCCAATCAAAGAGCCTAAGCAGCCGACTGGTGCTGACGAATCGGCGAAGAACATCGACCCGCTGACAGGTGAGCCAATTGAACAATCAACCGAAGCCGGGAAGTCCGATAATTCCGCGCAACAGAGCTGACCCAACGCAATCCTACCGCTCAGTAAACCGGATGTACCGCGACATCGAACAGCGCTATTACGACATCAAGGTGGCGCTAAAGCAGCTATTCGACTTGCGGCTAACTGGGCGCGAGCGGGAAAGCAATTCGATGTCTGGATACATCCTTGCCCGTAACGGTAATCAGCCAGACACGCTCTACCAGGTGAACGCTGGCACTTACATCTACAACATGACGGCTGCACAGCTGGCTGACCTGTTGCAGGTGGTTCAGGCAATACTGGATGACGAGTTGCTTGAGGGTGGGCCACAGAATCTTTGGGCTATGGATTACGTCACCGCAGAGTTTGAGCGAGGCACGTTAAGTGGATACACCAACCTCTCTGTACAGTCTCCGGTTTACGCAAGCCAGACGTCGTTACAACAGTTGCTGTCCAGCCCGGCATATCAGAACCAGATAGCCAGCGCCTACATCAGCACGTACAGCGACTGGAAGGGTATCAGCGACGCAGCACGAGCTGACCTGGCAAACGTCATTGCCGACTCTATTGGTCGCGGCATAAACCCGCGTGAGACGGCTGGCATAGTCAGCAAGCGTCTCGATGTGAGCATGTCGAAAGCCAAGACCATCGCTCAGACTGAGCAAGTCGGCGCGCTGCGGCAGGCTCAATGGAATGAAACCGACTGGGCTGCTGATAGGCTGGGTCTGAATACCGGCCTGCTGTGGTTGTCAGCGCTCAAGCCTACGACGCGCAGCTGGCACGCCAGCCGTCACGGCAAGGTCTACACAACCGAAGAGGTGCGGGACTTCTACGCCGAGAACGGCAACCGGTACAATTGCTACTGCAGCCAAGTACCGGCGCTGCTTAACGATGATGGCTCGCTGTATAACGAGGGGTTGACTGAGAAGCTGGCGAAAGAGCGTAAGGCTTGGGATAAAGTAGAATAAAAATGATATAAATACTTATCAAAATAAGATGATAGGTAAATTATGAGCTCCATTACACCTGCTGAGGTTGGAACTTACGCCCTTTCTCTCGTGGGCCCGATTATTATTGGTGTGGCTGCAGCTGGTTTCACGGCTTATTTCGCATTACGCCGATTTTACAGAGAAAAGTGGTGGGAAAAGAAACATATTTCCTATGGGCAGCTGATCGATATTCTTATCGAAATGAAGTCAATATACGCTACAGCCTCAAACCATTATCAACGTATTTATGAAGCTGAAAGAAGGTTGCAAGATGTTCCTGATTACCATTTCGATTGGAGCAGGTTTAACGATCTTAAAAAAGAGTTAAGAAGGTCATTCATCCTAGCCCCGATCTCCCTAAGTTCTCACACAAAAGAACTTTTAGATGATTTTTTCTCCTTAGATGCTAGCGCACAGGAATCAATCCATATGGAAGGTTACCCCGAACAAGCCGCATATGGAGACATGGAGAGGGATGTTGAGGACATAATTAGCCTTATAGTTGAAGATGCTAAAAAGGAATTGAACTTCCAATGATAAATACCTTGCTACAAGCCCGCTACGGCGGGTTTTTTATTGCCTGAAATCCACCAATGAGGACACAGCATGTCACGCATCTGCGTAAACGTGTTGTCGGTCATCAACTCCGCTTCAAACATCACAACTGAAACAATCAACGGCAAACCACACATCGTGGTTCGTGGCGTCACGCCTATCGTTGACGACATCGTTATGAATCGGAAGTTATACCCGGCAGCTGAGATAGAAAAAAGTTACAAGTCGCTTGAGAGAAACCCTATGCCTTTCGGGCATCCGAAAGTAAACGGTAAGCATATTTCTGCGCGGGATGTTCAGGCGGTTAATGACTACCACGTAGGTGCCTGGCTGCAGAACGTAAATCGTGATGGTGGCAAGGTCTCAGGTGACATGTGCGTTGACCGACGCTACGCAGAAGGTAGTGATAACGGTAAGCGTCTCATTCAGCGGCTGGATGACATGGCCGCTGGCAAGAACGTAGAGCCAGTCCACATCTCGACAGGCCTGCTTCACAAAGAAATTACCGCTAACGGTGAATCCAAGGGCAAGCGTTACGAGAAAATCGTCACCAATATGGACTTCGATCACGTCGCAGTATTGCTTGACCAGCCCGGCGCTGGCACCCCAGAAGAGGGAGTTGGCATCTTCGTAAACGCAGAAGGTGATGAGCAAGAAATCGAGACCGCAAACATCGCTGACTCAGCAATTCCCGACCCGCAAGACCCAGCTATAAAGCAGTTATTTAACCAATTCATGGCGTTTTTCAGCGCCAATAACAAGCCCGTCAAAGAGGAAGCAAAACCGATGAAAGAACTCATCACCAACGCGCTGAAAGCGAAAGGCAAAGAGGTCGAAGGTAAGACCGAGGCTGAGCTGATGGATGCGTACAACCAGATGGTGGCCGACGATGCTAAGGCGAAAGCTGATGCAGAAGAAAAAGCCAAGAAAGATAAAGAAGAGGCTGACAAAAAAGCCAAAGAGACCACTACCAACAACGAAGAAGCACCGGCGTGGTTCAAACCTTTCGCTGATGATCTAGCTGCCGTTAAGTCTGGCCTGACCGCCAACTCTGACAAAGAGAAAGGCGATATGCGAGCGGCAGTAAAGGCTCAATTCAAAATGACTGATATCGCAGTTAACGCCCTCGATGGTGAGCCGCTTAAAGAGTTGTTTGCTCAATGCCAGACATCAACCGGCCTGAATGGTGCATTCCGCCAGGTCAATTCCTCTCAACCTGTTAGCGAAATGCCGGAGTAAACCGAAATGGCTAAAGATGGAAAACACGTAATTCACGCCGGTGGCGTATTCCCTAATCCGCCTCTCAACCGTGAAGGTCGCGCTACAGCGGTCAAGCCTGGCACTCTCGGGTTCTTCGATGCGGGTGTATTCAAAG